ACCGAGGTCAGTTCGACCATCATCATTGTTGTTCTCTCCGAAAAACCTGCCGTGATCAGGGGTGGGACGGTGCGCCGCCCGCGCTGCTCGAGCGGAGAGACGCGCAGCTGGATCGCGTACGACTCACCGCCCCGCCCGCCCCACAACCGTCAACGGCGGAGGGCGGGATTCGATGGCACCTTTCACCAGCTGATCACGAGATGCCAAACTTCATCAGCTTGATCGCGGCATAATCCGACACGGCCCCACCGACGCGCTTGGTGGCATAGAACAGGACATGCGGCTTAGCGCTGAACGGGTCGCGTAGCACGCGCAAGTCCGGGCGCTCTGCAATCGTATAGCCGGCACGGAAATCACCGAAGGCCATTGCCGTGGAGTCCACGGAGATGTCTGGCATGTCCTCGGCAATAAGCACAGGATAGCCCATCAGCCGTGCAGGCTCACCAGCCGCGAAGCCGTCCGACCACAGAAAGCGGCCGTCGGCATCTTTCATCTTGCGCACGGCACCAGCCGTCTTTGAGTTCATGATAAACGTCGCACCGGCCCGGTATTGCGCGTCCAGGGCATAAACCAGGTCGACGACCGCATCGGCCGGATTCACGCCGTCAAAATCGCCCGCCGTCCCCGTGGCGACGTAACCAAGCGTGCCCCAATTCCACGTGGAATTGGGCACTGCAAGGCCGTGCAGGATCCCGGTTGGCTTACCCACGCCATCGCCCCCAATGAAGGCGGCAGCCTCCGCGCGGGCAAACTTGTCGGCGATGCGCCCGGCCAGCCAGCCCTCGATATCAAAAGCGCTGTCATCCAAAAGACGCTGCGACGCCTTCGGCATCGCCGATAGTTCGAACAACGGGATCGAGATGCGCTCGATGTGCGGGGCTGCTGTTTCCGAGGTATCTGTCACCTCGTCGGCCCATCCCACGCCGGTGTCGGTGGTGTCGATCAGCACGTCGAACGAGCTGGCTTCCACCTGCACTACATTTGCCACTGCCCGCAGGCTCGACGATCCGCGCAACACCGACTTGATCGTCTCCGCCGTCTGCGGATCGACCAAATAGCCGCCCTCGGCATTCACCGCCGTATTCAAACCCTTCTGCTCAATCTCAAGGCCGCGCAGCGCATCATCATCCCCGTTGCGCAGATAGGTGCCCAGTGCCTTCTTGTGCGGCGCGCCGATGTCGATGGCCGCAGACAAGGCAGGACGGGCATGGGTCATGGTTTTTGTGGTCAGCATTGCGATACGTTCTTCCTGCTTTTGCAACTTCATGTTCAGATCATTTTGGAACTGGCTGAATTCGTGCAAGAAACCCCCAAGGGCCTCCTTCACCTCAGCCAATGGAGCGTTGGCCGCACGGGGCTGTTCCGCCACCCCTGATCGGGTCTCGGTCATGCATCACCTCTGAATGATAGCCTTGGGGTCAGCGGGGCTTGTGCGCCGCCATTCGGGCGCGCGCGTCCTCGAACACGCGCGCCAGATCTCGCAGGTCCTCGCCTGCCTTGGCCTCAACGGCCGCGGCTGCCGCACTGACCCGCGCCTCAGGAAGCATGGGAAATGTTACCAGGGACACCTCCCACAACTCCACCTCCGATAGCAGCCTGCGTCCCTGCCCGTCCTTTGCAGCCCGTACCGTCCGATAGCCGATGCTAAGCCCGTCGATCGCGCCTGCCTCGATCAGCGCCGCCGCCTCCCGTGCGCGCGCAACCTCTTTCAAAAGCCGCCCCTTGACGAAGAGACCGTGCTCGTCCTCGCGTACCTCGTCCCAGATGCCGATGGGCTCTGTCGGATTGTGCTGCCAGAGCATCTTGACCCGCCGCCCATTGGCTTCCAATCGTTTCAGGCTTCCTGAATAAGCGCCGCGCTGGACGATATCGTTGCCCTGGTCGCAGGCGCCGAACAGGCTGGCATAACCTTCGATCTCGCGACCTTTCGTAACCGTTAGTCCAGCCTCGTCAAACGGGGCGAACTTGGTCTCCAGGCCGCATGAGAACCTGTCTGTCATATCCTGCTCCTATCCCGCACCACTTAGCTGGATCAGTTCGTTGACGCCTTGCGCCAGGATCACCGAAACAACGCCAAAGACGGCAAGCCAAAGTCGCCTCTCAAGCCGATCCAGTGCTCCCTCGATTCCTTCCAGCCGGAAGGTCAACGCTTGCCAGCGCTCATTCTGAACCCGTTCATTGGCCTCGATCCGGGCATTGGCCGCATCGAACGGTGCATAAAGGTATCGCGATCCGCCCGTCCCCCGGTCACTCATGCGCCCTCCGGCCGTTCGGGCAAGCCCAGCATCCGGCGCTTCTCGCCTTCGGTCAGGAAGTCTGCATCGGCGATGCGCCGCCATTGCGCCTCGCGCTCGGCCGATAGCGCCGATACCTGATCCAGATCGGGCTTCAACTCGATCACATCACCAGTCAGCCCGCTCAGCCAGTGACTCGTCTGGGCCAACACCTTCTGCGCCAACGGCAAGACCGTGAGCCGATAAAACGCCCGGTGCGCCTCGGCATAGTTGGCATAGGTCGCATCGCCCGGGATCCCCAGCAACATCGGCGGCACCCCAAAAGCCAGCGCGATGTCGCGCGCGGCCGCTTCCTTGGTTTTCTGGAACTCCATGTCGGACGGGCTGAAGCCCATTGGCTTCCAGTCCAGCCCTCCTTCCAGCAGCATCGGCCGCCCGGCGTTGCGCGCGCCCTGATGATGCGTCTCCAGTTCCACCTGAAGCCGCTCGAACTGATCTTGCGTCATCGTCCCGGTGCCATCGACGCCGCGATAAACAATGGCTCCGGATGGCCGTGCCGCGTTGTCAAGAAGCGCCTTGGACCAGCGCGAGGCTGCATTGTGTACATCCAGCGCGGTCGCCGCCGCCTGCAACGGCGCAAGGCCGTAGTGGTCGTCGTGCGGGTGGAAGGTCTTGATATGACAAATGATCTCAGGGGCGTAGCGATGCTTTTTCGCGCCAACCACATAATCATAGGCCATCGGCCAACCATCGCTGCCCGGCACCAGGCTTATCCGATCGGACCTGAGCACATGCAACTCAGCCAGCCCCGAGTCCTCCGACGGCACTGCCTCGATATAGGCGTTTCCCGAAAGCATCAGCTGCGCATAGGCCGACTCCATCAGGTCGGCGCGCGCCTGGGCCTGGTTGGGCCTGTTCAAGAGTTGCAACACTGGGTGCGTATCATACCGGCATGTTGAATCCTGACACACAACCGGCAGCGCCGCCGCAGCTTCGGCGATCATCTTGACCGCCCGGAACCCGACCGGATTGCCCTGAAACCCGTTCTTGGTCAGCGAAACAGTGTCGCGGGGGCTCCAGGCGACACGGCCCACCCCACCCCAGACCGCGACCCGCGCGCTGGCCGAGGCCTTGCGCTCCGGCACTTGTTCTGGAGCTTTTCGCAAGAAATCCAAAACCATGCGCTTCTCTCCTCACGTGATTCATGAAAACGGATTGCGCGGCCCTTCGGGCGCCCGTCATCGCCCCATCGAGGCGTTGCTCGCAGCGCCCTCCCGAGCGGCTGGACCTGTATGTCATCCGGCTCAGAGGCGCCTGATTTGCGGGCTCAGCGCCCGTGCCCCGGGCACCAGCAACCCCTCGGTCAACGCCCAGACCAGCGCATCGACCCGATCCGGGCTGCCTGTGCCTGCGTAACCCCTGAGGCTCATCAGGCACATCTCGTCCTCGAGTTCCGGAAGCAGCCCCACGTGCCGCACCCGCCCCTGTTCATAAAGCGCCGCGACCGGCTCGGCGCGGGCCGTCTTGCCAACCGATGCCCGCACGCCCCGGACATTCACATGCGGATCGACCTGCCGCATCAGCGTCGTCACGAGATCCCCGCCCTGGTTCACCTCGGCCACCATCCGCGACGCGCCATACCTGTGATAGGCCGCAGCTGCCGCCTCGGCCCATTCCTTGGGGCTGGCCGCCCGCACACTCGCATCCTCCAGGACGACCGCCGTCCAGTCATGCGGAGGTCCGTGTTCGACAACCGCCACAACCACGATGCCGCAAGCATCCGACCCGGCGTGCCCGGTCACCGGCGGATCGACCGCCACGATCACCCGTGCACCCTCGGGCGCTCGGTCCGCCCGCAGCCCGTCGAGCCGCGCCCGCGTCCACAATGCGTCCTCGGCATCCTCCAGCAACTCGCCATCCAGTTCCTGTCGGCCCAGTCGTGTCTGGCCGTACCGCGCCCGCACCTCGCGCAGGAAGCTCGGCGCCAGGTAGGCCCGGTTCGCCTCGGTCGGGGCTTGCTTCACCACCGTACTGTCACGCGCCAGGAGGGCCTTCAGCACCCCCACGTTTCGCGGTGTCGTGGTCACCACCTGCTGCGGGTGTTCACCCAGCCGCAAGCCGAACTGCAACATGTCCCAGGTTTCCTGACCCTTCGGCCATTTCGCCAGTTCATCCGCCCACGCGCCGTCGAACTGTGGCCCACGCAACGCTTCCGGGTCATGGGCAGAATAGAGCCGCGCCTCCGCTCCGTTCGGCCAGACCAGCCGTCGCTCGGTGGCGATCCAGCGCGGGCACCGGTCGGACGGAGAGCAGGCAATGATCCCGCTCTCCCCCTTCACCATTACGGCAAGCGCTTGATCATAGGTTTCCCCGACCAGAGCCAACCGGCGCATGCGGCCCGGCGCCTCCGGCGTCGAGCCTTCGACCATGGTCCGCACCCATTCGGCCCCTGCGCGGGTCTTGCCAGCCCCGCGCCCTCCCAGAATGACCCAGGTGGTCCAGTCACCCTCGGGCGGCAGTTGATGCGGCAGTGCCCAGAACTCGAACAGATAGGGCAATGCCGCAAGCGCCTCGTCACTCAAC